AGGACCAGTATCCGACGGTCAGCGCCCGGTTCAAGTCCGAGTTCTCCAATATCGCCAAGACCAACCTCTTCGCCAGCCCGAACACCTTCACGGCCGGCGTCTGGGGCAAGACGGCTGTGCAGTCGCCGGTCGGTGGTCAGACCGATCCGTTCGGCGGGTCAACGGCCTGGAACGTTCTCGAGACCGCAGTTACCCAGCAGCATTTCCTTCAGCAGACCTACACCAAGGATACCGCGGTTCGGGTCTACCGGGTCTGGGTGCGTGTCAAGCCGATCGGGCACAATTTCGCTCGCATCCAGCTTCAGCAGGGCAGCTTCGCCTCCGGCGAAAGCGTCTTCTACGACCTGGTCAACGGCGTCATCGACAGCTTCTTCCCCTATGGGTCGCTGACGAACCCGATCCCGTTCGCGGTGCCGGACATCAACGGCTTCGTCAAGATCGGCTTCGAATTCACCGCGATCGCGGCGACCGACATGGTTGCGACCTTCGGCCTGGCGACGGGAGATGGAACCGACAACTATCTCGGCGACGTCACCATGGGCGGCGTGGTGCATCAGGCCTGGCTGCGCGCGGTTGCGTAACAGTCAGTCCTGACTTATACTTGTGATCCTAGCTGGAGTTTTCGCATGTCCTTTGTCGACGATGGTATTTCGAGTCCGCCTGCAACCGTAATCGGCAAATCCGATGCCGGCGAGCCGACGAGTGGCCCCAATCCGGTCAGCGCCGGAGTAACTCCGGGCCTCCACGTCATCATTGACGGTGGCTCTGCCGGCGGTGGATCTGCAAATGCGACCGACACCACGGTCGCACCTGCGGCACTGACGACCGTCGCCCAGACCCTGGAAATCGTCACGACGGGCAAGGCGAGTGCCGCCTTCAACGTGACCGCCAATACCAACGTCACGCTGCTGTTCGAGGCATTGACGCCCGACGGCACCAATTGGGTCGGCGTCAGCGCTTACCCGTTCAGCGGCGGCGCCGGTGTGAGCAGCGTCCCGGCCAACGGCGTCGGCGCCTGGGTGGTGCCGTGCGGCGCGTTCGGCAAGGTTCGCGTTCGTGTTTCGGCTGTCGGCGCTTCGCCCACGGCGACTGTGGCCGCGCTGGCAAGTGCTGCGTCCAACGATCAGCTCATTCTCAACCTGTTGCAGGGGTCTCTGCCTCTGGGCACGAACTCGATCGGCAACCTCAACTCGCCGGTCCAGAACACCTATATCGGCCACGTCTCGACGGAAGGTCTGAAGGCGACCTATCGGTATGAGGCTGTCGCTCTCGTTCCGGCCGCGACCCCGACGGATCTCGTTCTGTTGCAGGGTTCGTCGACCAAGGTGATCAAGGTCAAGCGGGTCCTGATCTCCGGCGAAGCCACTGCGGCTGCGCAGATGACCGCCTCGATGATCCGGCGCAGCACGGCCGGCTCGGGCGGCACCGCGACCACGATCACTCCCGCACGATCCGACAATACCGATGCGGTTGCGACCGCGGTCCTCAAGGTGTTTACGGCGAACCTGACGGCCGTCGGCACCGCTATCGCGACCATGATCCAGCGCCGGGTCGGCCTCAACCCGCCCGCCGGTCTGCCGGCGTCGCCCGTCGAAATTTCTTTCGGCATTCGCAATGACGAGCCGTTCGTGCTGCGCGGCACGTCTGACTTCCTGGCGATCAACTTGGCTGGCGCTGCGGTGCCCGCCGGCGGCAAGATCGATATCGCGATCGAATGGACTGAGGAGTAAAACAATGGGCTTTGGCTCTGCTAAGCAGCCCAGCGTGCTCGCGCGAATTTCTGACGCTCGCTTTGGCACCTGCGTCAATTTGTGCCGCGTAGGCAATCTCGTCTACACGGCGGGAACAGGTGCGAACGTCAACATTGTTGACGTCTCGGTTCCGAGCAAGCCTGTTGTGGTGGGAAACCTCAAGGACGCAACCAATCTTGCGAACGTCGAGGCAATTCGGGTCGCCGGCAATCGCGCCTTCGTCATCGGCGAGACGTCGGCCAGGTTCGGCGTTCTCGATGTCTCCAACCCGGCCGCGCCGTCTGTCGTCACCAGTCTTGTTGATGCTGTCCACTTTGGCGGCGCGACGAACCTGCGTCTTCATCCTGACGGCGTGACCGCCTACGTGTCCACGCTGACGCGCGCCTCGGTGTGCTCGGTCGATATCACCAATCCCGCCGCGCCGGCCTACATCGCGGAACAGCGAGGTCCCACGCCGGGCAGCTCGATGAACGGCGCTCGCGATGTGATTTTTTCGGCCGACGGCAATTACGCGTTCGTCACTTGTGACACCGCGAACTGCGTCGCCGTGATCGACATTCGCGATCGGACAAATCTGGTCTGGGTGACCAACATCACTCACTCGGCATTGGGTAGCGCTCGCGGCATCACGCTGGGTCCGGACGGCAAGAAGCTATTCGTGCTTGGAGCCGGGTCCTCGACGCAGGGCTTCAATGGCGCCCTGATTGTGATCGACGTAACCACGCCCACGGCTCCCAGCGTTCTTTCGGTCTTTAGTGGCTATGGCGGCTTCGGCGCGATGACGTATTTCGCCGGCGGTCGCGGCATCGTGGTCTATCAGAACTACGCCTACATCACGTCCGAATCCGGCAAAGCTCTGATCGTTCTGGATGTCAGCAACCTGCAAAACATCCGTTTTCTGGGCGGGGTGAAGGGTCCGACCAGCACATGGATGGATGGCGCGATGGGTCTCGATATCACGAACGGCATCGCCTGCGTCGCCTGCTTCGCGGCCAATGCATTCGCGGTCTGCTCTGTGGGTGGACTGCCGTCGCCGTAAAGTTCCGTCTTGCGTTGTAAGTCAGCGCTGACTTATGATGCGCTGACTTAACCGGAGACCATGATGACCACAATCGCTTTCAAAGACGGCGTCATGGCCTCCGATTCCTGCATCTCGGGTTCCGGCTTCTATGCCGCCTCCGTGCAGAAGGTTCTGCGCACGTCCGCCGGCGCTCTGATCGGCTGGTCAGGCGAAGCGGACAATCGCGCGGTGCTCGCACTCCTGGACAAAGTGAAGAACGCCAAGCAACTCCCGACCAAGCAGGAGATCGCGGCCTGTCTGACCGACTTCGAGCTCCTGATCGCCTTTGGCCCCAACCAAGTCTACTGCGTCGGCTGCGACGAGGATAGCGGTCGCTATACCGGCTACGTCAACATCGCCAATCTGGGCCTGGCAGCGACCGGCTCCGGCTGGGCTCTCGCGACCGGCGCCATGCTCGCCGGCAAGAGCGCGCGCGACGCGGTGATGATCGCCTGCAAGATCGACAACGCATCCAAACTTCCGGTCCACACGATCTCGTTTGAACCGAAGAAGCCCAAGCCCCCAAGACCAAAGTGAGTTGAGACCATGTCGCGCGCCGCCGCCCGCCTCGATAGACGTTCCAAGAAACCAAAGGACCACGGCCCGCTACTGCAACTCGTCAAGGAAGAAATTACCAGGGCGCCCGTGCGCGCCTCGCGCGCGCCGCTGCGGCCGCTCACCGAGCGTCAGCGGCTCTACGGTGCGGCCATCCAGGCCTCGCGCGTCACCTTCGGGATCGGCCCGGCCGGCACCGGCAAGACCTGGTATGCCGCGGCACTCGCCGCCGAGGCGCTGCTCGCCAAGGAGATCGAGCGGATCATCATCACCCGGCCGGCCGTCGAGGCCGCAGACGAGCGCCTGGGCTTCCTGCCTGGCGAGATGGACGAGAAGACCGAGCCCTATTTCCGGCCCGTCAGGGACGCGCTGGAGGAGCGACTGGGTTCGGGGCAGCTCGAATACTTCATCAAGACGAAGATCGTTGAGGTGCGCCCGCTCGCGTTCCTGCGGGGTGCTACGCTGAAGAATGCGTGGGTGCTCGCCGACGAGATGCAGAACGCGACCCCGTCCGGCATGAAGATGTTTCTGACCCGCATCGGCGAGAACAGCCGCTTCATCGTCAACGGTGATCCGACCCAGAAGGACATTCCGGGCCCCTCCGGTCTCGAGGATGCGGTGCGCCGGCTCGGCCAGATGCCGTTCGTCGGGCTGATCCGGTTCCGCAAGGAGGACATCGTCCGCGATCCGGTCTGCCAGGCGATCGTCGAGGCTTACGAAACGTCAAGCAACCCTGAAAGCGAACGCTATAGCGAGAGAGACAGCGAGACTGATCAGACGGGTCTCGCGCGAACTCTGAGAGCGTAATGACCGAAGCATTGTTTGGACTGGAGACCGGGCAGGATGAAGCTGCCCGGATTATGTTTGGGAATCGTTGGATCAAAAGCGACTGGCTCGCAGTCGAGGCCGCGCTCTATCGCGGCAAGTGGTTCGACTACCGCTACCTGAACCCGGTCCAGGCGACCTACCTCTACGCCCACGAGTTCGTCAAAGCCTACAAGCAGGCCTATTCGGTCAACATCGACACCGGAACGGCGCAGTTTATCAAGCCGCTCAACGTGGAGAAGATGTTCGTTCTGCCGGAGCAAAAGCAGGACGAGACCGACAAGGCATTCCGGAAACGGCTGAGTTCGCACAAGATGCGAACCGTTGGGATCTGGCGCGGCCGCATGGTCGCCGACGCGATGGGTATCCCGTATCCGGTCTACCTCGAGCTCGCCTTCCATTGGTCGCTGCGCTATTGGCAGCAGCGCCACCTGCCGCGACCCCAGCAACTTTATTCCGATCTGGTGGTCGATCGCGCAACTATCGCATGGGAAGAACGGCAGCAGGCGGAGTTTTATTACTCAGCGCTGCCGCAATACAAGAACGGCGCCTATCTCGAGGCCACCCGAATCCTGGCCGATGCCGACATCGACAGTTCGGTCCTGCACAACCAGAACCAGCATCACGAGTGGATCTTTGCCCAGTGCGAGAACCGCGTGAACGGTCACGAGATCCTCGCGCAGATGGTCTTCCACGACCAGGTGCTGCCGCTCGAGAAGGTCAAGGCCCGCCTCGACGAGCACGGCTTCGAACGTTTCCTGTCGTTCGCCGGCAGCGAACCGCGCATGCAGCGCTATAGCTAACACGACAACGAAAGAGAGTAGAGATGACGACGACACCCTTCCGCGCGCCCCGACCCGAGTTCAAGCGCGAGAACACCCGCGATCGCAAGCCGTTCAAGCCCAAGCCCTGGAGCCATCAGGGCGACCTCGCCAACGCCAAAGGCAAGCGCGTCGAGATCCTGTTCGGCGCCGAGGACGGTCTGACCGGCATTCTCCTCGAAGCGGATCAGTTCTCGCTCAAGATCGAGGTGTCTAACCCTGACGGATCGTATAAGTCAGTTCTGACTGTATTCAAGCACAGCATTCGCTTCTACCGGGTGCCTTAATGTCGGACGTCGAGGAGAAAGAGCCGGAGGCCGCCGAGGAGGCGACCTTCGAGTTCGACGAGAAGTTCCAGACCAAGATCGCGGCGCTCGCGCTGCGCGACCCCGTCTTCGTGCAGCGCACGGACGGGCTGATCGACCCTGGCTACTTCGAGAACGACATCGACAAGGTGCTGGTCAAGGTCACCCAGGACCATTTCCGGAAATACAAGCAGGCACCGGATCCCGCAACTCTGGTGCGGGTCATCAAAGAGGCCAAGGACGACAAGCGCATCCCGAAGGATCTGTGGCCGGATATCAAGCCGCGCCTCGGTGAGCTCCTGGGCACCTCGCTGTCCAACCGCGACTACGCCATCGACCAGGTCGCCGACTTCGCCAAGCACAAGGCGATGGAGGGCGCGATCATGGCCTCGGTCGGGCTGCTGGGGAAGGCTGACTACGCCAAGATCGAGCAGATCATCCGCGCGGCCGTGAACGTCGGCGCCGTCCAGGGCAGCGGCGAATATGACTACTTCGCCGAGATCGAGGCACGCACCAAGCACCGCAACGCGCTCGCAACCGGTCTGATCAAGCCCTCCGGCATCACCACCGGCCTGCCCGAGATCGACAAGCACCTCTATCACGGCGGCTGGGGCCGCAAAGAGCTCTCCGCGATCATGGGTCGCGCGAAGTTCGGCAAGTCGATGGCGCTCGGCGACTTCGGCAAGGGTGCTGCGATGGCCGGCTACAAGGTCTTCATCGCGACCTGCGAAGTCTCCTGTCGCATCTACGCCGACCGTATGGACGCCAACTTCGCCGACACCGCGATGAACGCGCTGACCGGCAACGCCTTCGACGTCCAGAAGAAGATCCAGGCGGCCGAAGCCCGCGCCAAGGCTGCCGGCGGCATCATCAAGATGGAGGAATATTCGAGCGGCCGGCTCAAGCCGAGCCAGCTCCGCCGGCGCCTGGAGTGGTATCGCGACCAGGGCATCATCTTCGACCTGATCATCGTCGACTACGCCGACATCATGTGTCCGGAACGGCTGACTGGCGAGATCCGTGAGGATTCCAGGACGGTCTGGATCGACCTGCGCGACATCGCCTACGAGCAGAACGCGGCCTTGCTGACGGCCACCCAGACCAACCGCGAGGGCGCCAAGGCCACCGTGGCCAAGGGCACCGACGTCGCCGAGGACTACAACAAGACCCGCATCGCCGATCTGCTGCTGTCGGGCAACGCTACCGACCCCGAAATCTCGGCCGGCGAGTGCCGGCTGCACTTCGCGGCCAGCCGCAACCAGAAGGAAGTCACGCTGCGCCTGCAACAGAAGCGGGAGCAGATGAAATTCGCAACGAAGGTATTGGGCATCCTATGATGCATGTCCGCGTCGACAAGGACGAGCTCGTCGAGCACCTTGATCTCGAATACTGGATGGACCGCGAGAGCATCGCCCACAAGGTCGGGCGCGGCTCCAGCGGCATGCAGATCAACGTCAAGGACTGCCCGCATTGCGGCGACGCTCGCTGGCGCGTCTACCTCAACGCGGACACCGGCCTCGGCAACTGCTTCGTCTGCAACCAGACCTTCAACAAGCTGAGCTTCATCCACCTATACCTCGGCAGCGATCCGGAGGACCGCAAGTCCTGGCGCGCGACCTTCGAGCACGCCACGGAATGCATCACGGAACAGGGCTGGCGCCCCAAGAAGACCGTCCAGGTCGCGGTCGCCTATGAAAAGGCCGTGTTCCCCAACTCGTTCGAGCTGCCGACGCCCGAGGGCTGCAATCTCCAATACCTCGAGGATCGCGGCATCGATGGCAAGCTCGCCAACTATTTTCATCTACGCTTCTGCGAGCGCGGCTGGTGGAAGTTCAAGAACGAGGACGGCAAAGACGGCTTCCAGCAGTTCGGCGGGCGCGTCATCATCCCGGTCTACGATCTCGATGGCGAGTTCGTCACGTTCCAGGGGCGCGACATTACCGGGCTCGCGGGCGACAAGAAATATTTGTTCCCAAAAGGTCTTCCAGGAACGGGTCGATATCTCCTGAACGGGCAATCCGTGCAACGCGCCGAGCGCGTGGTGATGGGCGAGGGCGGTTTCGACGTCATGGCGTTGAAGAAGGCCTTCGACGAGGAGGTCGCCTTGCGCGACGTGGTGCCGGTCGGCTCGTTCGGCAAGCACCTGTCATTCGGCGCCGCCGACAACAACGACCAGCTCTCGCGCTTCCGGACCCTCAAGAGCCAAGGGCTCAAAGAGGTGACCATCATGTGGGACGGCGAGCACAAGGCGCTGCTCGCGGCCTGCGAAGCGGCCAAGCTGCTGCTCCGGATCGGGCTCAAGGTCTACATCGCCCTGTTGCCGGCCGATCGCGACCCGAACGAGGTCACGGGCGACGTCTGCCGGCGCGCGTTCTGGGAGCGTGTTCCCTACAGCACGGCGCAGCACATCAAATGGATGCTGCAAAACCCGTTCAAAGCTGCCTGATCGTTCCAGTCAGTTTTGACTGACAATCCTGAACGAACACGCTATATGTAATCGAGAGCAGCGCGAGAGCGCACACAACAACAGAGGTTCCGAAGTCATGTTTCCCATGACGATCGTTAAGAAGTCGGGTCGCGCCGTCACGAAGGATTATCACCTAATCCTGATCAAGACGGCTGACGGTCGCGCACTCTACATCAATCGCTGGGGCAAGAAGGCCCAGTGGGGCAAGGGTTGGAAGTGCGAGTATTTCCCCGACTACATCGATGCCCGCAGGGCCTGGGACAAGAAGCACCGCGAGAAGCTTGAGGGCGAATATCGCACCCACTTCATCGACAAGGAGCAGATCGCTCACGATGAGGAGACGCTTCGCAAGCACCTAGGCAATCAGCTCGTTGCCGCGATCGGCGCACGCGATTGGGCGCTGCTGATCCCTGGCGCCGACGTCAGCGGCATGAAGGACGGCCAGCACGAAGCCGAATGGGACGAAAAGGCAGGTCGCTACACGGAGCGCCCGCGCAAGCTCGTCGAGGAGGCGCCGGAGCCGCCCGAGCCCATCGAAGACCGTATCGCATCGAATCCAAACTGGGGGATCTGGGGTTGAACAAGACACTCGCGACCGAAAACCAACTCGTCATCAACTGCCCGGTGTTTCCGACCAAGAGCCGGATCGCCGCGTGCTTCATCCTGCGCGATCTCGTCTGGCGCGGCGATGGTCCGCCCGACAAGCGGGCAGGATGCCAGGCCGCGATGCATTGCGGCAAATGCCCGATCGACCGCCTGGTCAAGCGCATGGTCCGCAACGGCACCGACGAATACCACTCGGTCGAGCCGCGGGTCCGCGACTTCGACACCGAGCTCCTGGACGCGACCGGCAAGGTGCTGATCACGGACAAGATGATGAACCGGTTCTCGCTGTCCGCTGCCGAGGCGAAATACCTCGTCGAGCATAACGAGGACGCCAAGAACTACGTCAACAAGACGGTCAAGAAGACCCGCAGCATTAAGCAGGCCGCGATGGAGCTTGACACCGTCGAGAAGCCCACCGCGCCGGCCAAGACCGACGCATCCGAACTCGTCAGTGCCGCCCAGTCGGGCGACATGAGCGCAGCCGTCAACGCAGCAATGGAGAACCAGTCTTGAGCATTTCCCCACCGATCTACAAGCGCGACACCGCCGGCAAGATCCGCACCTGGCAATACGAGGTCGAGGGCGACAGCTATCGCACCATCGCCGGCGTCAAGGGCGGCTCGCTCGTCACCACTGGCTGGACCAAGTGCGAGCCGAAGAACGTCGGCCGCGCTAACGCGACGACCGCGGAGCAGCAAGCCGCAGCCGAGGGCGAGGCTGAAATGCAGAAGAAGCTCAAGCGGGAATACCGCTGGACCGAGATCGAGCTCGATGCCGTTCCGGTCGGGCCGATGCTCGCCGCCGACTACGCCAAACTGAAGAAGCCGCTGACCTTCCCGGTCTACAGCCAACCGAAGCTGGACGGCATCCGGGCGATCATCAGCCGGCACGGTGCGTTCTCGCGCGAGCTCCAGCCGCACTACAATTGCGATCACATCCTCGAGGCTCTGGCGCCGGTGTTCGCGAAGTATCCGGACATCAGCTTCGACGGCGAGTTCTACAACCACGACCTCAAGGATGATTTCAACAAGATCGTCTCGGTGGTCCGCAAGCAGAAGCCGTCGGCCGACCAGAAGGCCGAGGCCGCGAAGCTGCTCCAGTATCACGTCTACGATCTGCCGAGCGACAAGCCGTTCAGCGAGCGCATCAAGCGGCTCGACGAGATCGGCTTGGAATTCGGCCTGCACAGTCATCCGGCGCTGCGCATCGTTCTCACGCAATGCGTGTTGGAGCAGGACCATCTGGACCGGCTCAACGGGCTCTACACCCAGGACGGCTACGAGGGCCAGATGGTTCGCCTGGACGCGCCCTATGACTTCGACACCCGCTCCAAGAGCCTGCTCAAGCGCAAGGAGTTCATTACCGAGGAGTTCCCGATCAAGCGGATCGAGGAAGGCAACGGCAACTGGGCAGGCTACGCCAAGCGGGTTGTTCTGGACATTCCGGATGCGCCCGACGGCGAGGTCGGTGCCGGCATGCGCGGCAACCAGGACTTCGCCAAGAAGCTCCTCGAGAACGCCGGGCTCTACAAGCAGGCGACGATCCGTCACTTCGGCCGCACGCCGGACGGCTCGCTCCGCTTCCCGGTCGCGATCGACTTCCAGGGCGCCGAGGGGAGGGTGGATTGACCAGCGATCAGGCGGCGCGGATGCGCAAATCATTCACGATCGAGCTCCTTGAGGGCAAGATTGCGGATCTCGAGGCTCAGAACACCGCGCTCCAGGCCCACAACACGGAACTACTGCTCCGCGCGCGAACGGCCGAAGTCGAAGTTCGGCGCCTCAAATTCGTGCTGGGTGACAATCCGAGCTACGTGCCTGGGCCCGAAGCCTCCTGTGGTCGCCAGGGCGGTTCCTGCCAATGCACCTCGGTCGAGGAGTGCATCGCGAAATAGGGTTGCGCGGTAATAAGTAAGCATTGACTTACCTATTTTGCGCAATTATGTTACCCCGGCGACTGGGTTAAGTCGTGTTTCTCCTCTGTTGTGCTCGGGGCGGGTCTTGTTTGATCCGCCCCTTTTTCTTTCGTTGCGCGTGTGTTACAGTCATTACTGACTTATTCCAACATGGCTGGAGGCCAAAATGCTTCGATCTCAGACTCACCAGGGTTCCCGCGAGGCCGGTATTGCCGCCGGCAAGCGCGCTTCCCACAAGCTCACCGGCGCCCGCCAGGCGACTGGTGCGATCAACTTCACCGGCCAGCCCGCGGCGAACGACACGTTCACCTTCAAGGGCGTCGTGTTCACGGCCAAGGCTTCCGGCGCGGCCGGCAACCAGTTCAACATCGGTGGCAGCCTCTCGGCCACGATCGATGCGATGGTTACGGTGCTCAGTGCCTCGGTCGACCCCGCAGTCAGCCTGGCGACCTATTCCAACGTGGGTGGCACGGGCCTCGGCGTCACGCTCAAGGTTGTCGGTGACGGCAGCTCCTTCACGTTGGCCGAAACCAGCGCGAACGCGACCGTTTCGGCTGCGGCCCTGACCGGTGGCGCTGGCGTGGAGCCGATCAAGCTCGACGCCGAGACCTACGCGCTCGTCACCCTGGCCGGCGCCGTGATGGCCTTCAACCTGCCGAACGGCGAAGAGGGCCAGGAATGCACCCTCTATCTGAACACCAAGGGCACCGGCTCCAATGCCGTCGTGACCGGCACGTTCATCGGCGGCAGCACGCTGACCTTCGACACCGTCCAGAAGTATGCCCGCCTGAAGTGGCTCGGCGCCGGCTGGCAGGTGCTCAACTCGACCGCGACGCTCGCCTAACGACTTCGCCTGGAGCTTCGGCTCCAGGCTTTCGGCTACGGGCTCCGACCGCGAGGGCGGAGGGCTGCAACGCTCGGGACGGTTATTGCCCCGGCCTCGTTTATCCAATTCAGAAGAGGAAGCTATGGCCCAGGATCTCCGCCTCTACAAACCGTTCGTCGGCAAGCAACTCATCGATTGCGCCGACACGATCGCGGTCGTTGCTCACGCGCACCACCTCTCGGTCAACGTGCTCGATCCCGCCAACGGCATCTCCGGCAATATCGACGTCAACCCGAACCGACTCAACGTCTGGGTCGACGAGGCTTCACACGTCGTCCGTTTCACGGTCGGCTGATCTCTACGCAGCGCGCTGAAAGCACCAACGGCGGCGCGGTTGGGGTTGATCGCCCTTCTGTTCCGTTCGCCAAGTAGGCGGTTCGAACCCGTCTCGCTGCTCCATCCATGTTCGAGAGTAGCTCAGCGGTAGAGCCCCCGACTGTTAATCGGGTGGTCGCAGGTTCGAATCCTGCCTCTCGAGCCAGTTTCACCGGCGAATAGACCAGCCCAGATTTGCAGCATCGACGTTTCGTCGATCGCCATCCAGAAAACGGATGGTCTCGTTCCTCGCTTGCGGGGTGCCGTGGAAATTTGTCGCCACGAGATATGCGACAGGCAGGCTTACCCCGCCAATATCGACGCAGAGATCACCGTGGGGCGACAGTTTTGCTTCCAGCAGCTCTCGCTTGCGAACCCGGCCGCGGTTCGAAACCTCAACGGCGTATTTAGGATCACGTCGCCACTCCTCGCTCATAGCGATCAAGACTTGCCGCGGGGCCGCGAGCAGTTTTTGTCTTTGCGCCTTCGGCATCTGCTTCGAATTGCACCGTCTGCCGACCCTCGATCGCCCGTGACACCAGGAGCCCGGAATAGGGCAGTCGGTGCGGGTCGTCATGAAGCATATAGGACACGGTCTCGGCCCGTTTTTGATCCCGACCTCGTTCAATATCCGCCGATGCTCGCGCCTAAAGGCGCTGTCGACGCGCTGTCGCGTCCAGGACTCGCCGCGCCAGGTGAGCAGGCGCCGCTCATTCAGCCAATCCGCCAGTTGCCAAAAGAATCGAACCCCCTCGTTGAAGGCCTGGATGACGGCCGGCGCGATCGCCTGGTCGAAAGTCTCGTCCCGCAGCACATTGCGTTGAGCGGCGTGCCGCTTAATCGTCTCGATACCGCGAATTCGGCCAGTGCTCTCTCGCCGGCGGGCGTCAGGGGATTTCAGTCGGGCCATTTTGTTTTCGAATTAGAGCCAGCAGTTCGGCGCGCAGGTTCATCCGGCCGTCCTTTATCATCCGGACCACGGACCTCAAATAGCCGCCCGGGTTGCGGATGCGCTGCGCCTGGCCGCGCTTGGCGTCGTTCTCATACAGCTGGAGCACCAGGCAGACCGCTGCAGCGGCCGCGACCGGCCCCAGCGCATCTGACGCTTCTTTCCAAACGGTCGCATGAGCGCCCAGCGTAGAGCGCAGGAAGCGGCCGGCCGCGACCAGATCGACCTCGCTTCGGGGAAGCTCGACATACTCCAAAAGAGAAGGACATGCTTCGACGACCAGCGCCACGGGGAGGGTGCCGATTGGCGTAGAAAGATCTTCCCCAGCCTCAGCTCCTCGCAGAGCCTCTTGTTCCATCATATGGGATTCAAGATTGGGTGGTCTTGATTCAATGAGACGGCGGTTCTTGCCGCCAGAGGCGGCTATATAGAAGGTTTCCTCAAGCTCGCAGCGTAGAGCGCGCCACTCGACCAGCACCGGCTCGATCAGCTCGACAGCCAGCGTGCGGGACCTCCGCGGCGTGCGGCCGATCAGGCGCTCGAGCCTGTCCGAAAAACGACCACCTTCTTCGGACAGCGCCGTGATCGTCTCCTGTGAGGCCCGCCGACAGATGGTGATCTCGTCAAACATCCGCGCGCGCCGCTCAATCTCCGCATCTTGTTCGTAGATTAGCTCCACAAACTCCGCACGCCGATCGTAAAGCTTGGTCAGGTCGAAGCCGTAGGCGTCCTGGATGTCGCCGGCCTTGTTCTTGATGGCGAAGCGCTTGCCGTTGGCCGAGTCCTTGACGCCGACCAGGCACAGATCCACCAGACGGCGGATCCCATAGCGCACGGCCCGCTCGGATAGACCAGTGCGGGTGACCAGGTAGTCGTTCGAGGGGTAGATCAGGATCTTCCCCTTCACCATCGTCTCGCCGTAGACACCCACGAGCTCGCCCAGCAGGTTCCGGAGCGAGGAGGGGAGCCGCAGCCCCTTCATTGCGTTCCGCGCCACCATGGAGAGCTCGCGCCTGGTGACGGTCCTTTCCGGCTCGACGGCCTTGACCCCTTGCAGAGCAGCGGCGGACGTCCGCCGCCACCCTGATGATGACGATCGCATGACTTTCCCCAGATTTGGGCAAGCCGGTAGCGTTCCCCGAATCGGGGTGTTCTTGACACCGAATCAAAGAGTTGGCATAAGGAGGGCGTGTGCTGTTTGCGCTCCCAGTGCCAACTGGGCTAATGCTACCAAGGCCTCTGAAGTGTCCAGCTTCAGGGGCCTTTTGCTTACCTAGATTGCTGTTCCTGTTGCAGAAAAACCTTCTGTAGCGCGTCGATGATTGCCCATCGCCGGCTCTCATACGCACCTGACGCAACCTTACTGTCGATGACCTCGCGGACTTCCTTTGGGATCGAGATGTTGGTCTCGACGTAGCCCTCGGCCGCGCGCCGCTCGCGCAGCTTCTTCACACGCTGGGGTCCACCAAAGTCCGCCATGGCATTCCTCTCGTTACGTTACGAGGATTGTCATGATTCGGGACTATTACCAAGGCCTTGCCAGAACCTGTTCCTGTGTGCAGGAGGTCCGAATCAGGCCGGTTGTATAAGTGCCGACATCAAGCTAGGGTTGGCGTTTCATTACACCACTATTACAGAACTGAACTTCGCATAACATCCGTTATGGAATATTTTCGCCGTAAGCCATTGAAACATATAGGCATTTTAAGTTTTACACATGCCAGCTATTGACTTGTGGCGCGAACTGGAACAGTTTTCGCGAAGTCAGCATTGACTAGATGGAAGTTGCAACTCCCAACTTGCTCCGACAAGAAAGCCGTCATCGCTCTGCTATATCGTCATTGTCGCTCAGATTATTTGCGCAAATGCAAACAAGAAGCCGGGGCGACAACTAGAGAGCAACCATTGCGGCGCGGCAACCGCCATCGAGGAGAAGAAATTTTATGTTGTCTACAATGGAGGGCGCGAGAGTGTCCAAAAGTCCTAAGACGGCGTCGGGGATCAAAATCCACGACTTTCTCGCGGCCCAGCTCGACATTGCAAAGTCGATGGGAAAGACCCAGCGCGACATTGCGTTGGCCATCGGCTACGACAAACCGAACCCGGTCAACATGATGTCCAAGGGCACCATGAAGGTGCCTCTGGACAAGGTGCCGGCGCTTGCCAAGGCGCTGAATGTCGACGCCGGTTTCCTTTTCCGCCTGGTGATGCATCAGCAGTGGCCGGACGCGGCTGACGCGATCGCTCAGATCTTCGGCACTCCGCTGACGAAGAACGAAACCGAAATCATCGAGTTCGTCCGTAGCGTGTCCAAGAACTCGGATCCCTCTTTGTCTCGCGACGTTGAGACGAAACTACGAGCGGCGTTCAAAGAGTAGAGGCGAAACTCGAGCGCTCCTCGGGCAGAACTAGGCGGTCCCGCCCCACTTGCGTGGCCGCCTAATTTGTGCCAACTGACAACAGTCAGCACTGACTTAATCCTTAAACCCAGCATAGGAATAGCGGTAAAAGCATGCCCTCAACTCGCATCACCGAAATCTCGATTGAACGTGCCTATGAAATTGCGGAAGAACTGACCGACAAGACTACTCATGAGGGCAAGGCGTGCACTGTGTTTAGTGGGATTCACCCCGATCTCGGCGCGATCCATATCACCATCCCGCCTTGGGAGGCCGCCGTCATCTCCTCGGCTGATCTTTCCAGGCTCGTGCCAATTGTAATCCAAGAGTTGACGCTGTAGCTTCTCGTTACAGTCACTTCTGACTTACAGGCAGCAGAGCACAGCACAGATGAACAAAGTCCAGCGACTTCGCGAGGTTGTTAAGAAGCTCATTCCGATGATCGCATCGCGCGGCATCGCAGTGACGCAAGTCGGCGCGCAGGCCTTTGTTCGAACCGATCCGAAGACCCGGAAGCCGATCCAGGTCAACATTCCCCATCTGCCTGACAACGCAGATGAAGCCCTGATCTTCGCGGTCCAGGGCTTCATCGACCACGAACTCGGTCACGTCCTCGACACCGACTGGGACGCAGTCGCCGAGTCCCTCGTGATTGGCGCGAAGCTTGGCCCGAGCCGCGGCATGACGCCCAAGGCCGGCGCACAGCGTCTCGACCAGCTCCACAACATCGTCGAGGACCCCTTCGTCGAGGCCGCAATGGCCAAGCGCTTCAAGGGCTCGGCCTACAACATCGACAAGCTCCACGACGTCTTCATCAACCGCATCTGCAAGCCCGGCATCGAGAACGCAAAGACGCCGCAGGATCGCTTCGGCTGCATCGTCGTGCCGCTGGTGCGCTCTTGGGCGGGCCAGCAGAAATTCACCGACCTGATCGTCGATAATGGCTACGACAAGGACCCGCTGGTCGCGGCGCTGGTCAAGGCTGTTCCGGACAGCGACAAGGCGCGCTTCGCCCGGATCAAGGATTCGTGGGAAGCCCTCGAGCTCGCCAAGATCCTGTTCGACATCATCCACCCCGAGCCGCCTCCCCCGCCCCCGCCGCAGCCCTCGATGGCCGACGCCATCAATGAGGAGATGAAGGAGCAGGAGAAGAAGGACGACGAGCAGTCCGACAGCGAGAAGTCGGACGATGCCGACGGCGAAGGCAACAACCAGGACAAGCCCGAGGACGAAGACGACAAGGGCTCGGACGGCGAACAGTCGGACGAGGAGCAGCCGGCTGACCAGGAGAACGAGGCCGGCGACGACGGCGATATCGGAGAGGGTGAGAAAGATGGCGAAGAAGGCAAGGAAGCCGAGGGTGAAGCCGGCGATGATCAGGACGCTGGAGAAGGCGATGCTGAAGACGCCGATGCCGAAGGCGACCAGGCGGGCGCTGGCGGACGCGACGACGATCAGGACGAGGACGAACTGGCCGACGGTGATGAAGCGGGCGAAGGCGACGCCGACGACGGAGAAGATGATGACACGGAGGATGGCGACGGCGACGATCAGGCTGGCGGGCCATCTGGCTCCTCGAAGGACGATCAAGATGAAGGCGACGATGCTGATGGCGATGATGCTGCCGGCGACGACGAAGGAGATGCCGAGGAGGAGAAAGACGGCGCCAAGGGTGGTTCCGGCTCCAAGGATCCAAGTGGTGACAATGACACCGACGAGGCCGATGACGCTGACGGTTCTGAAGGCGCACACGGCGAAGATGAGGGTTCGCCTGAAGAACAGGGCGAAAGCAGCGAGGAAGCCGACGGCGAAGTAGGCTCCGAGGCTGACGACGAAGAGGGCCAGGACGACGGTGGGTCCCGCGCGGCCGGCGAGAAAGCCGACGCAGAGGACGAGGCCGAAGTCACCAACGCCGAACTCGAGCAGGCGCCGGAGAGCAGCCCGTTCCAGGGCGCGGACATCGAGAATTTGGGCCCGGACCTGGCGACAGCGATCGCCATGATCGTGACCAACGAGGCAACGCGGAACATCAAGGGCCTGGACTATCGCGTCTACACCCGCGACTGGGACGTCCACGAGAAGTTCCCGGCGCCGGACGGCAACGAGACCGTCACCAAGGAAATGCAAATCGGTCGCCGCTACGAGCGCGTGACCAAGAAGGTCAGCGATCTGGTCGTGGAGCTCGACGAGCGCACCGGTCACATGGTCGCGCCGATGCAAAAGGACATCGAGCGCATGATGGCCGCGCGCAGCCAGGTGCTCAAGGTCCCCGGCTATCGTTCGGGTCGCCTGCACTCCGGCTCGCTGCATCGGCTCGCTACCGGCGACGACCGCGTGTTCCGCCGCGTCCACGAGCACAAGTCGCAGGAGACGGCCGTCTCGCTCCTGATCGACAATTCAGGCTCGATGGACGAACGCGGCAAGATGACCGTCGCGATGGCCGCAGGCTACGCGCTGTCGCAGACCTTGCAGCGGGTCAACATCAAGCACGAGGTCACCGGGTTCACCACGATGCCCCCGCGGGGCTTCAAGGGCTACGAGTGGATCGAGGAGCAGCGAGCGGAAGAGGAGCGCATCGGACGCGAGTTCTCCCGCATGGGCGCCCTCTATCTGCCGATCTACAAGGCATTCGACGAGCGGGTCACGCCGGAGGTGAAGCGTCGCTTCGCGGCCGCCCCGTTCACCTGCTCGATGCAAGGCAACACCGACGGCGAGTCCGTGCGCTACGCCGGTCAGCGCCTGATGCTGCGCCCTGAGCCCCGCAAGGTGCTGATCGTGCTGTCCGATGGTCACCCCGCCGGCATGTCCAACTTCTCGGACGAAATCTACTCGGATCTCCATAAGGCGGTCGAGGAGTGCGAGAAGGCGAAGATCGAGACGGTCGGCGTCGGCATTCTAAGCGACGCGGTTCGCACCTTCTATCCGAAGTGCGTCGTCCTGAACGAACTCAACGAACTGCCGAAGGCCGTGATGGCCGAACTGAAGAGGATCCTGCTGCCGTGATCAACGTGAAGGCCGCCCTAATCGTTCTCGTCTGTCTGGTCGTGATCTACGTGGTGCTCGACCATATTCCCGCAGTGCCCATCCGCGCCAGCATCGGAGGTTAGCCCATGGCCCGAGCAGCATTTCCCTTGAATTGGAAGCTTGACGAGCGCCCGCAGCGATTTGGCTGGGCGCCAGGCGGCTACGTCTCGCGCTGCCACAAATGCGATGAAGCCTTCATCGGCGACAAGCGGGCGATCCACTGCGCCGACTGCGCCTACGCCATGCCCGATCCACAACCACGGGTCCCATGCTTCATGTTTGGCGACCTCCTTGGCGAGTTCGACTGACCGAGCTCCCTTAAACGTCCCTACCCCATAAAGTCAGTTCTGACTTGTTTTCCAGTCAGTTTTGACTTATATCTAACAAATCAGCAGCACAGCACACGGGGTCAACAATGAGCGATAACAGCAAGGCGAAGATCAAGTGCGAGCTTGACAGCGCGATGGTTCACTCGATCGAGCTCCATCTCTCGAAGAACCACCCGACCGTCACCCTCGCCGACTACCAGGCGCAGTTCCCGAACGCGCCGCTCCTTTCCGAGACAGCCAAAGACGCCATCCGGCTCAAGCGCGCGCAGAAGGCGGCCGAGAAGGCCAGCGCCGGCCCGCGCCAGCCGCTCACCGAGATCTTCGGCTTCGACCCGAAGAACGTCACCAACACCCAGGGCAAGGTCATGGACGCGCGCGTGTTCGAGCGCTCCGACTATGACGCCGACACCCTTGCCTGGCTGCCCAAGATCGACGCGGACTACATCTTCGACGTCGACCTCACCAAGATCGCCCTGATGGCGCTCGAGCTCAACAAGCCCGCGCTGTTCTGGGGTCCGCACGGCACCGGCAAGACGACCGCTTGGGAACAGGTTTGTGCCCGCACAGGCCGCCCCTTCCATCGCGTGCAGCACACGGTCAACACCGAAGAGGCGCACATCCTGGGCCAATACATCGTGGTGCAGGAGATCATCATCGGCTCCGACGGCAAGGAGCACGTCCACGCCGTCACGAAGTTCAACCCCGGTCCCCTCGCCCTCGCCATGAAATACGGCTGGGTCTACTGCGCCGACGAATACGATTTCGGCATGCCGAGCGTGCTCGCTGCCTACCAGCCGGTGATGGAAGGCAAGGCGCTCGTCATCAAGGACGCCCCGCCCGAGTGGCGCGTCGTCGAGCCGCACCCGAACTTCCGCTTCGTTGCGACCGGCAACACCAACGGCGGCGGCGACGAGACGGGCCTCTATCAGGGCACCCAGATCCAGAATGCCGCGAACTACTCGCGCTTCGCCGTCACCAAGAAGGTCGGCTACATGCCCGCGAACATCGAAGCCGCGGTCGTCGCCGGCAAGTCGGGCATCCGCATGCAGGAAGCCAACAAGATCATCCAGTATGCGACCGAGATCCGCAAAGCCTTCACCGGAGGCCAGATCAGCAACGTGGTGAGCCCGCGCGAACTGATCAACGCCGCGCTGTTCGGTGTCGTCACCGGCGGCAACTGGCGCGAGGGCCTGGCTCTGGCGTTCGCGAACCGCCTGTCGTCGACGGATCGCGAGGTCGTCGACCAGTATGCCCAGCGGCTGTTCGGCTAAGGGCGGAGCGGAGTGATGAACATGGTTCTCCGTATCGAGGACTCGATGCCCGCTATTCGCTCGTTCGCCTCGCGCGTGATGCGCCGGGTGACCGCGGCCGGATCGGTGATCAGCATCGAGGACGTCATTTCGGAATGCTCGATCGCCTGGGTGCAAGCCAGCCGGTCCTGGGATGAGGCAGCCGGCGTGCCGTTCCTGGCCTATCTGCGCACAGGCATGCGCAACCACATCAACCGCTGGGTCGAGAAGGAGCTTCGGGAACACAACGGGTCCCACCTGGAGTTCGATGCCTCGCGTGGCGAAGACGACAGCGGCAGCCTGCACGACATCTTCGCCGACCAGGGCGCCGATCGCGCCGACGAGCTCCTGGAGCTCAACGATCGCCGGCACAAGCAGCTTGCCCGCCTCTCCCCGCGGACCCGCCAGTTCGTCGAGCTCCTCGAGAGCCCGCCGAAGGCGCTGGTCGACATTCTCAATGGTCTCAAGGCTCGCCAGACCTACGCCACCGAGCGGGGCGTGCCGGCATCCCCGGTGCCGCGGCGCATCCTGACGACCCT